GCGGATTACACCGATGGTGCCGGCGCCCGCCACTATTGCGTGCCGATCGCTGACTTCGTGTCTTCCACCAACATCATTGATCTGCGACCAGCCGAGCCTATTTCGGGCGCCTTGATTGAGTATCTGGCTGCGCGTAATGGCGACTACCCCGATCTGCGTGCCCGGGCGACAACCAAGGAGGACGTGGACCTGGGCAACCTGCCCAACGCCAAGAGCGACGACCCTTCGACCAACAGCAGCGAAATCCTGGCCACAACCGCTGCGCTAAACAAGCTCCAGCAACAGGTCGGCGATTCAATGACCGGCATGGTGGCGGGCTTTGCCATGAAAACAGCACCCGGTGGCTGGCTGAAGTGCAACGGCGCGCTGATTTCCCGCACCACCTTTGCAAGCCTGTACGCCCGCATCGGCACGACGTTTGGCGCGGGCGACGGCGTGACCACCTTTGGCGTTCCAGATCTGCGCGGTTTGTTCCCGCGAGGTTGGGACGACGGTCGTGGCTTGGATGTTGATCGCGTGTTCGGATCGTTCCAGGACATGCTGCTGCAATCTCACGCCCACACCGCTACGGCCGCCGCCGTGGGCGATCACGTCCACGCTGCCTCGACCGACGCTCAAGGTTCGCACGCCCACGCCGCCTGGACCGATGCCCAAGGCGCTCACGCTCACAACATTCCTCGAGCGCTCAACAGCAGTGTGGGTAGCGGTGGCCCCAATATCACCACGGCCAACGGCTCCAATGGATGGGCGGCAACCACCGATGTGCAAGGCACGCACGCACACAACGTTGGCGTCGGCGAAGCGGGCTATCACGCGCACAACGTCGGCATCGCCGGTGCGGGTAACCACACCCATGCCATCGCGGTGGCAGCCAACGGCGGCACCGAAACCCGGCCGAAGAACGTGGCCATCCTTTACTGCATCAAATATTGAGGCTGCGCATGACCCCGAAAGTCGTATATCAGACCAATCCTCTGGGACTCTACGTTGGCCAGGCCTTCGCCGATCCGAGCCCGATCGAACCGGACGTGTACTTGATTCCCGCCGGTTGCGTTGAAGTGCCGCCGCCGGCGACGGTGGAAAACAAAGTCGCTGTATGGAGCGGCGGGAAGTGGCAGCTTGTGGATTTTTACCAAGGCGTCACCGCCTACAGCATCACGACTGGTGAGCCCCTGACACTGGACGGCTTTCAGCCCTTGCCCAACGGGTACACCTTGAAGAAACCCGAACCGAACCAGGTCTGGAAAGATGGGGAGTGGGTGGATGACGACGGCGCAATATTGGCAGCGTTGTACCAGGAGAAGTTGCTGAAGATCGGCGCGGATTGCTCACGCTACATCGAAGGCGGATTCAGCTCTGACGCATTGGGCTGGACTTTCCGTTATGCCAGCGAGTTGGACGACCAGATCAACCTGACCGGGATGATTCTGAGCGGTCTCGATTCCGGTTACGCCTGCATTGATGAACACCAGGTGAAAGCTTTTCGACCACACACAGCGGTTCAACTGCATGAGGTTGGCCAAGCCCTGGTGCGCTTTAAATACGCCGCGCTGCAGCACGCCGACACCCTTAAGCAGGCGTTGGCCGTCGCCCTCAAAGATGAGGATCTGGCGGCGATGAAGGCGATCACCTGGACGCCGCCGGCATGACCTGGGCGCCAGTGACCATGCGCTGGCCCGAGCAATCCACGCAATGGATGGGCAATCTAACTGCCGCCCAGGAACTGGCCAGCGGCGAGCTGGGCAGCACCGGGCAGCGTTTGGCCCTGCTGGAAGGCTTGGCCAGCACCAGCCCGGGGCCTGTCGGTGACGCGGCGAAAGGAGTGATTGCCGCCGGCCGCGCCGCGCTGGCTGATCAACTGAGCCAGGCCCCTGCGTGTCTGGTGGTCACCCCGTTTCAACCCGGCGTTGGCCAGGGGCGCGGTTATCAGCGTTTTCTGTCCGCCCCGAACCTGCTCGAGCACCTGGCGAAAAAACTGGAAGACGTCACCGACAGCGGGCGACCGACTGGGCCGCAATACGCGCTGTCGATTCTTTTCTTGGGCACACGCCTGGAACAGTTGGCCAGCAGTTTGTCCCGTTTCAACGCGCTACTGCCGATTCCTGACCTGGTGCGCACGCAGCGGCGGGCTCAACACCTGTCGACCTTGGAAACCGAGAAATGGGAGATCCCCGCCGCCGGTCCACTGCCACGCTGGCAAGCCTTACCCTTGGAGCGTTGCACGGTGGTCAAAGCCGCCAAGCAGTCAATGACTGGCCAATTGTCGGTGCTCGAGGGCTACGCGGCAGACAGCTCGCCGATGGGCGATCTGGCTGCACTGGCGACACGCAAAGCGCAACAGCAGCAACAACGAAACGATCAGCTGGACGAGTTAAAAGCCCTACTGAATGGCGGGAGTCCCGACGTCAGCATGCGCGCCCGCTTGATCGGCCCGGGCAATACCAGCGATCTGCGTCGCCAGCTGCTGGCCGGTGATGGCCCAGGGCATGAATGGGTGCTGTGTGCCGGGGTGATTCTGGTCGGGTCGAAAGAGGGATTGAGTTTTGTACAGGAGCTGGTCGGCCTATGACGCTGTTACTCGATGGTCACAAAGTCCAGGGCAAGAACCTCAAGGTCACCGCGAATCTGCGTATTGAGAGCGGCGACATGTCCGGCCAAACAAGCAACACGGACAAGGCCCACAAGGGCTTCAAGCCCAAGACCCTGACCGTTTCCCTGCTGATCCCCTTTGTGGATAAAACACAGTTAACGGATCTGTTGCGCCTGGCCGAAGCCACCGCCGGCGGTGGCCAGCTGCACTTGTACCGCGTCGTCAACGACTCGGCCGAAGCCTTCGGCGTGCGCCAGGTGGAATTTTCCGATGGTATCAGCGCCCGGGAAGACGATTCGCTGCGTGCCTGGTTGGTCCAGTTCACGCTGAGCGAGCGCGAGTCAAACCCGGAAAAGGTCGAAAACCGACGCGCCGGCAACCCGGTCAATGCTCAAGGCGCCCCGGGCAGTCCGGTCGGCGAAGGTGCGGGCGGCAACGGTGCATCAAGCGACAACCCGGCGTTGAGTGGGTTTGAAAAGGTGCTGGGCCGTGTGGATAAGTGGCTGGGCGGGAGTGCGCCGGCATGAAGCTGCACAAAGTCTTGGCCATCAATGGCGCACCCTTTGCCCTGGTGAAAGAGGATGTTCGTCTGGACGTCACCAGCCCCGGGCGAGCGACGTTCACCATCCAATCCGCGGTGCCGGTGAAAGGCCTGGTGACGCTGGATATCGGATACAACGAGGGCACGCTGCAGCGGCATTTCATCGGCTACGTCGAGCGCTGCACCGCCGCCAATGCTGTCGAACAGGTGCTGTTCTGCCGCGAGCTGGCTGCTGTCCTGGCGAACCCCTTGCCAATGAATCTGCGTCATGTGGATCTGCGGGCCGTGCTGGCTGTCGTCAGTGACCAGACCGGCCTGCGCTTCCGCGTCCCCGATCGTCCTTACGCCAGCGTGAAAGCCCCTTTCTTTTACAGCCTGGCTGCCGGCTATCAGGCGATGGACAGCCTGGCCCGGGTTTTCAGCATTCCCGATTTCATCTGGCAGCAGCAGGGCAACGGCGAAGTGTTTGTGGGCAGCTGGGCCGACAGCTTTTTTGGCGTGCGCGCGCCGCTACAAATTCCCACGGAGCTGTTCGACGGCTACCAGGGCAACCAAAGTGCGATGGTGGCAGCCCTTCCCGGGTTGCGACCAGGTGCAACGATCAACCAAGGCGAGCGGGTCACCAGTGTGGCGCTCGCCAATGACCAGATGGCCATCCGATGGAAGACGCAATCCGCCGCAGCGTAGAGCGGCAATTTCCCGAACTCACCGGTGGCTACCACCTGCCGCGCTTTGCCCGGGTTATCGCCGTGGCCGATGCACCGGCCGGTGCCGGCATCTGTGACGATTTTCGACCGCGCTATGCGGTCGACATCGAGGTCCTGGGGCCGGACGGCGAGCCAGATCCGCAGTTGCCCCAGCTCGCTGGGGTGCCTCTGCCGCTGCCTACCGGTGGCCAGGAAATGGGGATGTATGCCTTTCCAGAAGAGGGCACCCAGGTGGTGGTGTGTTTTGCCTATGGCCTGCCGAACAAACCCTACATTCAGACGATCCTGCCGCACGGGCTGAGCATGCCGAAGGTGCCGAAGGGCGATCAGGTTTGGCAGCACAGCGAGGCAGTCCAGCAGCGAGTGGACGCCGACGGCAATTGGTTGCGTCAGACTGATGGGAAGATTCGGGACAAGGCGATTGAGCGTGAGGTGGAAGCCCTGGATAACACCGAAAGCTTCCAAAATCACACCAGGACGGTGGACGACCATTCGACCGAGTCGGTGGGTGGTATCAAGAAGATCGAGGCGTTGGGTGCGCTCAAGCTTTTGTCGGGTGGATCCGCGAGCCTGGCGGCGGTGGACGATCTTCACCAGGCCACAGGCCGTGACTTGAACCTGGTGGTGGGGCATAAGCACAACGCCATGGTGGGTGGCGATATGCAGGAACGGATTGAAGGGTTGCGCTTAAGCGTTTCGAGTGCGTCTCAGCAATTTCTCGCTCCGAAAACTTGGGTAGGCTCGGAAAGCGTTAACGTGCTAAAAATATTGAGTGAGTTTCTGGAGGTTGTTGCAGAAATGAACGTTGCGATCGCTTCCCATGTTCACGGGAGTTCGCCAGTTCCAAGCAATGCTTCCTCATTTGCAATCGCAGCTCAAAAAATTAATACTCTGGAGGGAGTTTTGGCCCCCATAACTCTCTAACGCATGGAGCTTTACATGACTCAAAAAAAGGATGGAGGATCAAAAAAAAATAAAACAGCGGTGAAGCCCCGCACCGCCTACACATACTTCACTTCAAAAGAAAAAGTTACAGCGATCGATATTGCTTTTAATCCCTTAGATCAGTCTTTCAGCACCTCAATGCCAATTACAAATAGTTATCATGAGGTTACATATGAAAGAGACCGCAAGCCACCGAAAGCGCTAAACATCACGCCGCTTAGCTCTACTGAACTTCATATGGATGCGAATAGCGCATTGCGCGGCTTTGACGCGCTGATTGCAATTGATACCAATAACAAAGAAATCAATGGCGAACAGCACTCGGCGACAGGCGTTATTATCGCGAAGTGGCTTTCAGCTAAGACAGATTTGAAGCATGTTTACTCTTACGAAACGCCTTTTTGTATAGAGTATTTATCGCTTCGCGATCCGCGAGAAATAATAGGATGGTGCATGGCGCTGCAACACCTTAATGCTACTGGATCAATACAGCGGTGCGTCAAAACTGCCGTAATTGTGGATGCGTATTTGGAGGATCTTCCTAAATTTAACAGCAGGAGCATGCCCCTTTATCAAGGTTTTTATTTGCCCGATGAGTTCACTTTGGTTTATGCGAGCGCAGATGGTGGAGCTGAATTTATAGCTAATCAGCTTCTTAAAAGTGCCGATAAGGCCGCCACTCTCGCGCTGGAGTATATCGCGGTAAACCCTAGTCTTGCCTATCCTTCTCAAGCTTACAGCGGACCTTGGGATAAAGTGCGGTTTATTCGAAGTAAAAAATCTACTTAGGTTTCGATTTTCCATATATAAATTCAGCGTCTTCCTTTTGTATATTCCACGTGTTCGCTATATTAAAAATCTCTGTGTTCTCATGCAGAGTTTTGCGAGCGTCTGGGAAAAGCTTCACATAAGAAAAAGCGAAATGCGCCATTAGAAGGCATCCCATTTGCCGAATAGATCCAGCTAGCATTCGTTGACTTTCGATATCATAAGCATCTCTAATTTGAATTGCGCTTATGAAACTTGCGTGCGCGTGACCGCACAGGTGGTTATAAATATCTTTGAAGTAGACTTCATGGAACCCTGCAAGAGTGGCTAGACTTGTCCAGCCTATATCTTCTCGCCATTTTCCTTGTAGTAAATTTTTAGCAAGCTTCGTATTGAAATTTGTATCGTGCTGGATTTCAACTCGCAGTTGATCTATTAATAAACCTTCATCAGTAATTTTCTTCACGCTTTCTGGCGTATTAGCAAAAAACTTACTGCGGTCAACTAGGCCACCGAGCTTCCATACCTTGTGTCGATAGATCGAAATACTTTCAATATTATTA